TGTCTAGGTAACATGTTTATGTTAAATCTGTGGTTATGATAACTAGACAACAATCTAGTTTGATATGTAAATGGTTCGAATAAAAGTTTACCTTTTACAGGATGCTGTATGTAAGCAAACTTCCTTGCAAAATATAGATAACCTTGGTCGGGATCCATACAACGTGCTAGATCCTGTATTTGTTCTTCTGTATATTTTTCCTTCTGGTGTGCTTTTTTGGTAAGGACACCATCTAAACTCTTAGTTGCCATACTACTATTTACTCAAAAAAATAGGGCCCGAAGGCCCTATTGGGTTCTAATGGATTTTGGAACTATTTCTTTTCTTTGTCTTTAAGAGCTTTTTTCATTGGCTCTTCTTTGTCGCCGTCTTTGTCAACGTCTAAAAAGTCAGGCTTTTTACCTTTTTTCTTTTCTTCGTTGTATTGTGTTTTGAAACTGTCGTATGCTTGCTTTAATGAACTTGATAATTTCTCTAGTTCCTCAACAGCCATTGCATTGTCACCGTCTTGTGCTTTTGCATACATTTTCTTTTGCTTGTTTAAACCGCCCGATAAGTCTTTTGTCATGTAATCAACATTTGCATACTCTTCGTCTGGCTCGTTAGCATAGTCTTCTTCTGCTGGCTTTTCGTCAGCATCTGCACTTGCAACGATATCTCTGATTTTGGCCATGTCTGGACCTGTTCTTGGCATAGGTAATGCCATAACTGGACCTTCTGGCTCGCCGCCGCCACAAGCATCACAACCGGCGCCACCGCAACCACAATCATGATCGTGTCCGTCATGTCCATGATCATCCATGTCGTGGTCCATGTCGCCGTCTTTGTCTAAACTTTTAATTACTGGGCCTGCATCAGACATACCTGCGTTTTGCATTAACTTCATAAGTTCTGCTACTTCACTTGCACTATCGCCTGACATTGAAATGTTCATTGATGCTGACTCGTTTACTGATTCTTTTTGCATTGCTTTGTAATCTGCTGGAGATACCCAACAACTATCTGATGGGTCACTGCTATCATGCTTGCAGTCGCATCCTGCATCTGGTTTATCAAAATGACAACCGCAGTGTTTACATACGGCATCCTTTGCTTCCATCAATTTGTTAACTGCATTTATGTAATCTTGGATTGTCTTCATTATTTGCTCCCTATTGCACTTTTGCTGGTTTGTTCTGTGTTGTCCATTACGCCATCACCAGCATCTTTTACTGCATTTTGAGGACGCATCTCATCTGCTTTACGCTCTTTTGCTAATTCGTCTAAGAGCTTAAACATTCTTTCCTTACCAACAGTTTGTTGTGCATCATTGCTAATAGCGTTGCCCATTTCTTCTGTTGTAAGTTTTGTTTGGTATTCTTCTTCGGTTGTATCTTCAGTGTCAATTTCTTGCATTGGTGTCATAACTTTTAAGTGTGATTCGTGTACACCACAACACTGCGAAATATAACTTTGTAAAACTTGTGTTGTTGTTGGATATTGTAGTTCAAGTTCAATAGTGTTTACTTGCATGTTTTCCAATGTAGGGAAATCCATTGGAGTTTTAGTTATAGGAGTTTTCTTAGGATTATTCATCTTTCCTACTCCAAATTTGCCTAAACTTGATTCAAGTGTGTCTACAAATCCTTCGGGTAGATCACCTGCGACTTTCACAACGAAAGGATATGTCCTTACGCTTTCAGCCAAATATTCTTTAAAACTTTTCATAACCATTTTCCCTTATATGTTTTATTTATCCATATTTTTAAGTTTTTCCAGCAAACTATTACGGTCTGTAACTATAGTACCTTCGCCGTGTATTGTTTCGCCTTCGTCCAAATTGTTGTCCTGATCTATCTTTTGCTTTTTAAGTTGCAGATCAATCATTTTTAACTTCTTATCTAACTTAGCGGCCTTTGCTTCTAAACTGGTTTTAAGCATGTTACCAGCAGTTTCAAAAATCCTTCCTGAATATCTGCTTTCAACATTCATGCCCAAATTCATTAGATCTTCATATGAGTTTAATGCACGTGAAGCAATATCATCCAGTTCCCCGTCTGCTTTATCGCCAAGACCTTTTACACTTGGCAATGCCGCATTAATCTTATCAAACTCAGCAAGCCGATCAAAAACTTCTTCTGTTTCGGTTTGCTGTATTGCTTTGGTATCAGACTTTGATCTTTCTTCGTCTAATATTTCTTTAGCACTTTGTATGTTTAATAAATCTTCTAATTTCTTTGTCATTGCTAATCACCATTAACTGCTACTTTTATTTATCGTCTGCGTCCGGTGTGGAAAATATCATTTTCTGTTACTACCCTAAAGAATATACCCTTTTGCTTGCACCATGCTCTTGCGGCTTCCCACTTTGCTTGGTTGCGTACCCAATGTGCTTGATTGGCTCTGCTCTTGCCAAGTTTCTCTTTAATGGATTGATTCTCGGGCTTTACTTCGATTAGTTCTACTCTTTTCTTTCCGTTGCGATCAACAAAAACCATAAAAAAATCAGGAACATAAATTGTATATTTTCCTGTTAATGGATCTCGATATGGAATTCTTATGGCTTCACTGGCCCATTGTTGCACTGCTGGACTTTCATCACAAAACTTCATAAATGCAAATTCCCAACTTGATCTATATGTTGGTGTTTTTGATCCAGCATACTTTGCGGGGTTTGTGAGGTTATATTTTCCTTGTGCAAATCTTGCCATAACTACGCCTTAACATTTCTTTGCTCAAATGTTTCTTGGGTAGATTCTTTTCTGTAGCCAATGGTGCTAATTTTTTCTCTATTGTAATTTAAGATTTCTGCTACCACAGCACTTATTGAAAGATCGTCTAGTCCTTTTAATGTATCTAATAGTGTAAAAGGATTTACGTTATCAAGTTTTGCTTGTTGTAAAAGAATAGTGGTTGTTGCTGTCGCTGATGATTTGTCAAAGCCTCTTCTTTCAAAGAAACCAACCATAGCATCGATTTGGTTAACAGGAAAACTAAATTTTTCTGTGTAGTAAGTGTTGTAAAATTCTCTTACTTTTGCTCCGCTATCAAGTTTATCAATTTCTGTCTTTGGCGGTATGTTTCCTCTAATAGACATGTTACTAACCTACTATTCCTTTATATATGTTTGTAAAATTGTTTTTAGTTCTTTCAACAAATCCGTCCTTTTGATTCTGGTTCAATTGATCCCAAGCATCGTTTTGATCGTTAAGATTGCCAATGCCTTGCTGTTGCATCTGTTGTTGGAATGTTGTTCTTCTTGCTAGATCTTCTGCTAGTCCTGGATTGTCGTCTATTTGCTGTCTAGCATCTGATTCGGATTTTCCTTTAAAGACATTTGCTAATACACCTACACCTAGTAGTGCCGCTTGTGCCGTGCTTATATTACTACCGCCCGATCCTGAATTTTTAGGAAATGCAATATTTCCTACACCGCTAACTGGAGCACCTGTAGCATCACCAATTACTTCTTTAAGAATACCAAAACCTTCATTACGTATAGATTCTTTGGAAACGTTTTGTGCGTTCTTGAAAAGGTTAATTCCTTTAACTATAGTTCCTAATGGATTACTAGCAAAATCACCGTCGCTGAAATCACCTATTACGTCTGCAAATCCTTCGAGTATTCCGTCTTCGCCGAATATAGTATTGCTTCCGCCGCCGCCTTGTAAACTTAATGGGCTTGGTACAGTATCATAATAAAGTTGGGCAAATCCATCTGGATTTCCTTGGCTAACTCTTCCGTTACTATATACAACAGATTCATATGCTACGCTCATTTGGTTTTCTGAAACGCCGCCTCCATCACCTTGGTCGACAGTATCATGGCTCCACTGTGTGATGATAGGAGAAATTAGTTTAAAACTTTGAAATGTCTGTCTTGATAACTGATATAATGTTATGCTTGTAAAGAACGGTGCTGAAGCATTGTTATCCATACCATATGAAACACCTAAAGGTTGGTCTAAGTATGCTGTTCTATTGTATGCTCCTGTTATTCTTGCCGTGTTATGATCCGCAAACATGTAAGCGTAATACTGTTTCCATAACTGTGTAGTAAGATGTAAGTTATCATCATGGAACGTTATGTTAACAGGAGAATATTCTATCTTTTGTACTAGATTTCTTTTTCTATTATATTGATTTCTTTGTTCTACCGTAGCAACCTGAAACTTAGGTAAGTCAGCAGTTTTAACTAGCATATCTAGTTCTGTGTTAAACTTTTTAAGATTGCTTTTTACCGTAGGTCCTAGTTCGAAATGAACGTGGTAAAGAAACTTTACTTTAGGTGCTAACCTAAAAGCATTACCAACATACAATCTACTTGCGTGTTGGAAGTCACCAAGATTACCTTTAGGTCCTAGTAATCCTTGTCCGACATTATTGAGAAATCCATTAAACTTGTTTGCCATACTAATATTTATCCTAAGAAATTAAGTACGCAGATAAAAAAAAGGGTGCCGAAGAACGACACCCTTTTAGTCAAACACTATCAATTACGGAATATATTACTGACCACCGCCAGTTGCTAAAGTACCTACGCCTCTACCAACTGCTGTACCAATTCCTGTGCCTTGTGGTGATTGGATAGCGTTATCGTATCTAATCGAAAGTGCAACAGTTACTGGATCACTTGTAGCATAAGCCAAAGTGTTGTAGTTTGCATTTTCTACGTAACAACCGTATAGTTCGAATGTTTCTAGTATTGTTGGTGTGTTTAAGCCGTTGCCACCGTCTAGTATTTCAATTCTAGTTGTGAATTTGTAATCAATACCAGAAGCCGCACTTGACTGTTCGTAGAAATCGAATTGTTTCTGTAATTGTTCGCCAACAAGTTTTTGAACGTTGTTACCAACATCTTCACGTAAGTTAAGAGTGATTGGTTCCCAAGTATGTTTACCTGCCATATACACACGTGAGTTGTAAACATCAAGTGTGATTTGGTCGAAACCTACTGTAGGACGAGTTACGTCAACAACCTGTTTGGTTAATTCTGTTGTTGGTGTTGTGATACCAAAGTTTTCCAGTGACACTCTAAAGCGATACTGAAGTTTTGGCATTAACAAGCCTTGGTTACTAGCAGAACTGTCGCTAGCCAAAGGTACTGTTAATTTTGATAGTGTTGAAATTGCCATTTATATACTCCTATTGTCCTTTGTATTTATCAAGCCTTATAGTCCACCAATTTCACCAGTGTTCTTCAAACGTAATGGAACGTAGATGAACTCAACTGCTTTGACTGGTTCAATTGCAATATCTAGATAAAGCTCGTTACGATCAATTCTAGAAGGTGTGTTGTTTGATTCGTCACACACTACTAAGAAGTCGTATAGTGCTCTTTGTCCAACCAACTCAAGTAGTAAACTTTCAGCCGCTTGTTTAATCTCATCTCTAGTGATCTTGTCATTAGGTTCAAAGATATAAGGCTTAGCAAGTTTGTTAAGTTGGCTACGTAGATAGATAACAAGTCTTGCAACATTGATTCTATCTAAAGCACTTGCACCTCTAGCTCTAGTGTACTGTCCAAAGTTAACTAATCCGCTTCCTGTTAGGAATGTTAGTGGGTTAACTTTAACACCTGCTAGTGTATCACGTTGACCTTCGTTAAGAGCGACTGTATTAAATTCGCCTTCTGCATCAACATAACCAACTGCTGTTGCGTTTGTGATACCACCGCGTCTAATACCTGCTGGAGCAAACCATGGGTAAGAAACGTTGTCGCTTAATGCGATTGTTCTAAGCATCATGTGGCTTGGTGGAACAACTACGTTATTACCGAAGTTGTCACTTGTGAAGCCCCATGGATAAAACATTGCCATGTATTCATCAAAACTAACTGCACCGTAGTCGTTGTCTTCAACTGCACCTGCTACGTTGTTACCCCACTCGTTTAGTGAAGTAGCATCTGGTGTAAGTCTTGGTGGAGTATCACCAACAACAAATGCACTTAGTCCTCTGTCATAGTTTAATGAAACCATTTCACCAATTAGCTCTGGATATCCTGGGCAAGCCATCATGTTAAAGATACGTGATTCGTTATCTCTAATAGCATCATTTGAGTTAACTGTTGCTTGTAGAGCTTGTATAACTACTGCTCTTTGCGCCTTACGTCCAAATGATCCTGCACCATCTTGCTGGTTTGGTGAATAAGTTACCCATCTATGTGGATAGTAATCAGCCATTGACTCACCGCTGTTGTAACGAGTGTTATCTCCTGCTGTGTTAATGTAATTTCTTTGATACTGCTTAACGTTAAATCCAGAACGTCTTAGATTCCAAAGTGTCATACCTTTTGGATATAGTGCTGGATCTGGAGCATCTGGATCTAAGAAATCGCTCACAAGCAAATCAGTAATTAAACTTGCTTCGTTGTTTGCATTTCTTCCAGTTGCTGTCCAACGTGCATCTGCAAATAGCACACCATTTTCAGTTGTTTGATCTGAAGTATCTAGTGGTAGCCATTTAACAAGATCAGCATTGTATCTGTAAATTTGTGGGAAGTTTTCTAAATCTTCCGTTGAAATCCAAAAATCGCCTTCTTTAAGTGCTGTACCGTCTGACTGTTCAGTTGGCTCAGTTGCACTTACGATCGGACCTTCTGGATCAGTTTGATCATCTTGTGTTGCTGAATAGTATGGTGAAGTTGGGTGTTGTAATCCAACCCATGTATCACCGTTGTGTACAAGTAAATCAACTTCGTCAATGATTGAGCTATACCATAACTGACCATCTGCTGTTAGTGTAGTTGGCTCATTGTCATCGATAGCATAGTTATTAACTAGTGGTTGCCAGTTACTTGCAACTAGGTCATGATCTAAATCACCTGCTGGTGCCGCATATAAGTTTGGAGTACCTGATTTAGTCGATTGATTAAATGCAACAAATCCTAAGTCATTTAGTCCTTGCTCTGCACCGTCTGCAATTCTTATTTCACCACCTTGTGAGTGGGAAATTACAACTCTGTTTAGTGAATCAACTTCTGCAACAATATTTTCAAATCCTGCACCGTTAATTGCTTCTGCTACTGCCTCCGCATCTTCTGTTGCCGCGGTTGCTGTAAACGAAATTGTTTTATCGTCTTTAATTTGTGAATCGCCTGCATCACTTTCAGCCATCTTAAATGTATAGTTTCCTGCTTGTAGTGTGCTTGCTGTTACTTTATTAGAAAGTATAGTAGTCGGTCCTGCATTCGCTCTAACGTATGCTTTTAGTGTGCCAACTGCTGGAGTATCATCTGTACCGCCGTTTTCTCCGTCGTTACCTTTGATGTAAACATTTCCTACCGGAATGTTTACTCCGCCACCGCTTCTATCTAATGCTTCTAGTGCAATTTCTGGTTTTAGGTATACAGGTGCATTTACGTCAACCCATAAACCTGTAGTTTCATTGTACTGCTTAAATCTAATTCTCATACCAGCGTTTGGTTCAGTTGATTTAATCCAAACAGAACCTGATGGTCTTGGAGCCGTGTCTTTTGACTTCCAAGCAGGTACAAGTGTGTGTGGTTGGAATGCAAGTGCTGGAGAATAATAAGTTCCTGATGCAATACCTAACTTACTTGCAGATACTGAAGTAGCAACTAGATCACCGTTACCTGCTGTAATTTCTACTGGGTTGCTTAAAGAACTTCCGTCTATTGAGCTATCAACAGTTCCATCACTGTAAATGAATAATTTGTTATCTCTAACATCAGCACTAATACCTTTGATATTAGCATCAGTAATTGTGTTTGCTAAATCCTGTACATCTGCTGTTGGAGCAGTTACCGGAGTGCCGTTGATGTTAAATGATTCACCTGGAATAATTGCTGGATTTGATTTACTTCCTGCTACAAGGAATTGGCTCTTAGTCCATTCATTTGAACCAACTTGTGTCCATTCGTTTTTGTAGTTTTTGAAGCAAACTTTAACAAGGTTTGTAGTACCAACAACAGCGTAGTCACCAATTACGCCAACTGATGCCTTTGGTAGGCCTGTGTTACTGTTAACCTTAGTTGCATCTGTTAATACAATAGGAGTCTTAGAAACAAATGCTTGTCCGCCTGATGATAAAGGCGCTGAATTCCACTCAAAAATACCAAATGTAGTATTTGCTACATCGAACCAATAAGTTCCGTCTACTGGATTGTTTGCAGGGGCTGTTGCTGTAGCATCTAACTGACCTAAGTCTAAGTCTGCTCTTACAACGTATGCTCTGTTGCTTACACCTAGTAATGAATAAGCCGCCTGTAATCCGTATTCGTTTTGTTCGCCTGCGTGTATTGGATTGTTTCCTGTATCTGTTTTAAACACAGGGTCACCAAAGGTTTCTGCAAGATCTCTTTGTGAAGTTAAAAGATAAACGTTGCCAGCATTCGCTTTAAGCGTTCCTGGTGCAACTCCTGTGCCTGCTGAATTACTTTTATTCTCTGCAGACGCTACTATAATTAAAGGTACTGTACCTGGTTCAGCGGGTGTGTAAAAACTTTCGTCTATTACGCTGACCTGTACACCTGGTGATGATAATGCCATTTTATTTTTCTCCTATTGAGCTTATGAGCTTTGTTATAGTTATTTAGCCTTTTCTATCAAATCGTCTGCTATTTACAAGCCGAAAAAGGGGCAAAAAAGGGCAATGAATAAATAGTTTTATGCGTCCACTATGTATTTGTGGCCTTAGACCTGCGGCTGTTAACTACCGTAAGGACAAAAAGGTCTACTATAGAAAGAAATGCGAGATATGCTCAAAGCACGGAGGAACCGGCCGTGGAATACCTAAGTGGAAACGTGCAGGATACGAAAAGAAAGACCAATGCGAAAAGTGCGGGCATAAGAGCAAGCACAAGGAACAGTTTAACGTATTTCATATAGACGGTAATTTGGACAACTGTCGTCCAACTAATTTAAAAACAATATGTGCTAATTGCCAAAGGATTCTTCAAAAGGAAGGGGTGAAGTGGAAACAAGGAGATCTTTTACCCGACTATTAAGATGTTCTAAGGTTGAGTTGTTTTCTATTATTGCATCAAACTTACTGTTATCTAATGCCCAGGCACGTTCACTAGCATGAATATTTTCATATTTTTCTCCTGGAGCAAACACGCTTTTCATGCCCATAAGAGATATGTCCATCTTGTTTTCCATAACAGCATTACTCCACCAAGGTGGTAATTGTCCGCGTCTAACCCACCAAAGTTGTCCGGTAAGTTCCTTGATCATTGACATTTCATTAATAAATCTTACATCTGGAATAACAAAACTTTTATTAGGGTTATCTAATATAGTCTTTTTAACAAAACTAACCCAGATATTATCATAAAAGCCGTTACGCATAC